TCCTCTTTAAGCATTTTACGCGATTCAATATCCATTACTTTTAAATCCTTGGCACTATCCCGCTTCATTTGCGTAATATGAATATCTTTAATTATAGATAGAGCACTTGAAACAGCTTTGAGTGCTTCTGATAAAGCTTCAACTTCCCGGCTCTCAGGATTACTCATAACGTATTCTTTTACACCCTCAACAATATCTAACCCCTGTGTAACAAGCTTACCTGTGCTGTTGAGTACGAAGTTTTCAAGATTTTCTCTTGGAAGGCTAAAATCGGCCTTTTCAGCGACTTCTTTACTTGTATTAGAACTTATCTTAAGTTGTTCAATCAGATCGTTTACGCTAAATTCTTTGTCATCAGCCATACTATATTTATCACTTGAAATCAAAGTACCATATGGTATAATCCTATTATGAGCTTACCTAACTACGTACCTTCAATAAAATTTGAGAAATTTCACCCTGACGCGCAGCTACCCAAGAAGAACTTTGACACAGATTCAGGTTGGGATTTATTTGCTGTAGAGAATATATCGATTCCGCCTAGGAGTAGATTGGTCGTCCCAGTAGGCTTGAAGCTTGCTTATCTGGAACCAGGATACTGGCTGAGTGTTGAATCTAGATCCGGGTTAAGCTTCAAGAGCGGGGTGCTTGCTCACCCAGGTGTTATCGATCAAAATTATCGAGGAGATTTAGGTGTATTGCTCTATAATCATAATGAACAGTCTTATCAAGTTAATAAAGGAGATAGAATTGCACAGCTAGTTGTGCATTATAATATTCATATGCAAGTTGAATGGGGCACAGTGCAAGCAACAGATCGTGGGGAGAGTGGTTTTGGTAGTAGCGGTAAATAAGATGGATGTAGACAAGATCTGGACAGAGAAATACCGACCGCAGACCCTGGATGATATTGTACTCTCGGGCGGGACCAGAGAAATACTTGAATCATTTGTAAAGAATGATGAGATCCCTAATTTATTATTCTGCGGACATGCAGGCATAGGAAAAACAACTACATCTAAGGTATTGATAAATTTACTGGACGCAGAAAATATATATCAGAATTGTTCTGAAGTAGGTATTGACGCAGTCCGAAATGATATTACTGGATTCAGCAGAACAAAGAGTTTCAATGGAAAGAAGAAGATTGTTTTGTTAGATGAGGTCGATGGAATGGCATCGATCGATGCTCAAAGATCTCTTAGAAACGTTTTGGAAGAATATGCAGGCCATTGTAGGTTTATTTTAACCTGTAACTACAAGCACCGTGTCATTGTGCCTCTGCAGAGCAGATGTCAGTCGATTGATTTGGATCCCAAGATTGCTGATGTTGTTAAGAGGTGTTATAATATATTAAAAATCGAGAAAATTAATATTGAAGAAGAGAATAAGACTAAATTAATTAATTTAATTAGAAAATATTTTCCTGATATACGCAAGTGTATTAATGAAATGCAGAAGTTTAGCTCAACAGGGTCTTTGCTGATTCCAGATTTAAATATTCAAGATCAATTCTCTGAAAAGATCATTCAGCTCGTTTTAACTAAGAAAGTATTACAGGCTCGCAAATTTATTATCGAGAATGAAACTTCGTTTAACGGTGATTATCCAGTGCTCATGAAGTTTGTCTTTGATAATATTTGTAATGGTAATTACGCATTAACAGAGAATCAGAAAAGACTCTGGCTTGTTACTATTGGTGAATACATGTATAGATCTGCTCTTGTCTTGGATCAAGAGATTAATTTTTATTGCTTACTATTGGCGCTGTCTGAGATTAGCGCTTAGGTAGATAACGAGCTGTACCCTTGGAAACGGCAGGGTCTTTGACACCTTCTGCAGGAGAGCTAGGAATCTTAACATTTACATTATTAAGCTTGCGATCACCCTCAGAGTCTTTTTTGTCGCCTAGATCACTTGTACCTGTCTGCCTATGCGGGGAAGTCATAATCTCATCCTCATCTTTAATATCTACAGGCTTTGGTTCAATGTTTATGTCACCTTTTCTCTTTAAACTATCTGGTACTGGCGCAAGATTTGGATAGGTATCAATGTATGTCAAGAGATGTGCAGGTATTGTTAAAAATTCCTTATATATGCCTGGTGCAATCTCTAGAGTAACGTCAACCAAGAAAGATTCAGCTTCGTTCTGCACGTCGCCTGAGTGAATAGTGGGGCGAACAGCTTTGATAGCACTTACACGCATGTTTAAACCGCTATCATTAAAATATTTGGCTCTTTCAACGTAGTTTCGACCCTGTTTACTAAAGAATTCGTCTTTAAATGCACCTTCGATAAACTTAACAAGATCCCCTGTTAGAAAACCACCACGTGTAAACCGTTGAATAGAGGACTCATATAATTTGACGAACTTGTTCATATTAGATATTTATAGTTTCATAACCACTTTTAGAACAAATATCTATGTATAAATAATTTTATGGCAGCGATCGTTGTTAATGCTTTTAGCTTACCTGTTTCAGGGGCGATATATACAGATCTACTTCTAGATCTAAAGCTTAATTATACTCAAAACAAACAACTAGGGAAAAGACGCGAGATCAAGGATTTACAGCGATCTGAGGATATTGGGGCTATTCAAAACAGCTTATTCAATCTTTTTACAACCATGCCAGGTCAGAAGATACTTAACCCTATTTTTGGGTTGAACCTCGTACAATATCTATTTGTTCCAATATCTGTGACTCAAGCTAGAATTATCGGTGAATCGATTTTTACCGGTATTAAGAAATTTGAACCTCGAGTGCTTTTACGAAATATAAACGTTGAAACTGATTATGATAATAATCAATATAATATCTTCATGGTAATTGATGTTCCTACGTTAAATATCCAAGGAGTAGGACTAAAAGGAGTATTAAGCGATTCAGGATATTATTTTAATTAATTATGAGCGACATCACATCAAACCCATTTAATCTACCCTTCAACGCCTATGCTGCGTTTGATGCGACGAATTTAAAATCACTCATGATTGATCGTCTTAATCAGGGCAATGTGTTTACAGATCAAATTTATGAGGGTAGTAATTTTAATAGCTTACTTGACGTGATTGCGTATAGCTATAATGTTCTACTTTTTTATCTCAACAAGACAGCGAGTGAGAGTATGTTTAGTCAAGCGCAGCTATACGAGAACATGAACCGTATTGTCAAGGCACTTAATTATAATCCGATTGGCTTTCAGTCGAGTGTAGTTGCTTTTGAGGCCACGGCACCAACAACTCTTCCTGCAGGTGTATATACAATTCCAAGATATTCTTATTTTACTGTGAACGGTATACCATATTCTTTTGTACAAGATGCAACGTTTATCAAGACAACAGACGCAAGAGAAGTACTAACCCAATTTAATAATTCGACTCTACTGTATCAAGGAATCTTCATACCCTACCCACTCTATGTAGCTAATGGTTCACCGTTTGAGGAGTTTTCATTGGCAGCGGTTTCTGAGCAAGGTTCAAATGAATTGATAGATCATACAAATATCTATGTATATGTGACGAACGATGCAGGTCAGTATGAACAATGGAATAGGGTTAGTAGTTTATACTTAGAGAATCCAAATAGCAAGAGTTTTGAATGCAGATTTAATGAAAACCAAAGATACACTATTAAGTTTGGAAATAATGTTAATGGTAAGCAGCTAAAACCAACTAGTGTTGTGTCTGTTTTTTACCTCAAGAGCGATGGAACAGCAGGAGAAATTGGCCCTGGTGTTCTTGATAATAATAAGTTATTCCTATTTAATGAGCCACAGTTCAACACAATTTTTAATGACATTAAACCAAATCTAACTTATATAAATTCAGATCAAGCTGCAAATCTTACCTTTATAAACCCTGCAGCAAGCACAGCATTTACAAATGTAGAGGATGCATTAAGCATCAGAAGTAACGCTGCTAACACATTCAAAACACAGTACAGGCTCATTACCACGAGTGATTTTGAAACGTTTATTAAAAATAATTTCAGCAATGTACTCAATGATGTTAAGGTAGTTAACAACTGGGAGTACCTGGCTGAACATGTTAGATATCTTTACAATATTGGACTCGAAGTACCTAATAACGACAGCAGAGTATTATTCAATCAAGTAACATTTGCTGATAGTTGTGACTTCAACAACATATATGTTTATGCTGTGCCAAAATTACAAAATAGTAATATGAAT